GCTAGTTCAATAAGAGACCCCTCAATACCAGCACTGGGGTTAGCAGAATGGGCTAATGAAGCTTGCCACATTCGGGTCCTGTGAAACTTAGGTGGTCCGTACTCATTTGGGACGCCGGTCACAATAGTGACAGCATCTGAAATAGGAGTTTTACGTACTTTGCTCTTTGTGTGGCTAACTCGATGTCCATCTTGCCCCAAATACTCAACATTACTTCCTAATGGAAGGTAATTGATGGGGGATTTAGCATGGATATCTTGAGTGACCAGAACTTGTTTCTCATATCGAAATTCAGGAAAATCACCATTGACGGTAGAAGGAAAGGCTCCGGCCCACTTAGTAGAGGCTGAATCCCAGGCACTCTGAATCTCACTCCTAGTGACGATAAGTGCCTTACCCTTGGGAGAATTTGGAACACCTCTCAAGTGCAGTCCTGCAACGCATGAACGAGCAAAATCTGCTATTACGACACCCATACACAATCCAGTGAAGGTATTATAGGGCAATTCATAATCATACCCGGGTCCTCCAGAATTAGAATCTCTAGTGTAAGAAATGCGAATGGAATCAGAACGAACAGTACCATCAGCTTCTTTATAAAGAAATTGACCGGACCCCGATGCTGTAATAGCATCTGGGAATAGATGACGAATGTCCGCAAATATGCCTCCAGAGGCAATATATACCAAGCACAAATCCTTTCCCTCGATGGGGATTATGTAATTCGCACTAACTATTGCTTTGAACTGGGAGTTGAGCAAAGATGGGTCTCTACGCGTGAGCAACGCCTTCATATCTTTACGATTCTGAAATACATGCATAGGCATCAAGAAAATATTACCACCTAATGCTAGAACATCACACTTTTGTTGAAAGTTATTCTCCACAAAGACTCCATGACACAAATTGGCTTCAACCTTAGAAACGATTTGATCAAAAGTCATAGTAGCGGACTTATCACTAACATGGAGTGTGGATGCAATTGCAGCTGCCCAAGGATTTACCTCGGCGTCTCGAGCTTCTATTTCAGCAACGTCGTCCGGAACTAAAGCTGATTGTTGGAGAGCAACGGCAGTACGGAAGATTCCAGTGAATTTGTAGATGACGCCAGCGATGGCGCACATACCAATAAACAATTTGGTCTTACTCTCTCGAATAGACCGGAAAACATCCAAAGTTGCATCTCTGCGTGCTAGAAGTTCGTTCATGCGATCGTCGCGCCACCTAGCCAACAAGCTTCCATAAATAATAAAATGAGAAAGCATTGCAAATCCACTATAAACAAGTGAATTTACTTGGCCAAGTCTAGCACACGCGGCGAGACACCAAAATAATGTGAAAACCAGGCTCTTCCTGACAGATTGCTCGAACGTTAGGAATTCCCTGACGTTAAGCGCAAAGTACAGTTTAGTGACGACCTTGTTGGTAAAACACCATGTTGGTACTCTCCCTAGGAAATTCGCAGACCTTGCACCCATTGTATCAAATTGAGTCTTAATATGCTCAAATGATTCCTGGATAGAGGCTTGTTGTTCATCCTCATCGTCAGACGCA